ATTCGCGTCCATACGACTCGGCTATCAGAGTTCTTATGGGATGGTCAAGCAGGACTCTTGCATGGCGGTCTATAAGTTCGCTTTTAGGCTGGGCTGCCTGATGAGCGTCGGCAGCCGCATCCAAGAACGTCTCGAGACCACGGGCCTAAGCCAGTCCGAACTGGCTCGCCGCGTGCACCTAACTCAGCCTGCCATCAACGCCCTGATCAGGGGCAGCTCACGCTCGTCCACGCACCTCCACCGAATCGCCCGCGAGCTGGGCACCACGCCCGCCTACCTGACCGGCGAGACCGACGATCCGGACGCGGACGCGCCGCCGGCGCCGGAGCTCAGCCCCGACGAGGCCAGGCTGATCACCGACTTCCGCGAGCTCGACCCCGCGGACCGATCGGCGCTGCTGCGCGTCGCCGAACGCATGCGCGGGGCGAGGACCCTCCATGATACGCGGCCGAGCTATCGCCCAGGCGAGGCCGATGGCTGAGCCGAGCGAGAAGGCGCTGGTCGCCAGCTCGCGCGCCTGGCTGAAGAAGGAGCGCGAGGCACGGGGATGGGCGGCCGACGAGCTGGTGATCCGGATGATGCAGATGGCGAGCGACTTCCATTGGCCGCTCGCCCCGCCGGTGGCGCAGGAGGTGACGGCATTCGAGGACGAGGGCGCGCGGCAACTGCCGCGCTGGCTGCGGCTGGCACAATATGCTTTCGAAATGGCGGCGCTCGACGGCGACGAGACCAACGTGCGGCGGATCGAATATTTGAACGACCGCAACTGGTATTATGCCAGCCATCCCTTCGCGGGCTCGCGCCCGTTGCTGTTTCGGGACGAGGCGCGTCTCGTCGCCCACCTCGATCGGCTGGGCGAGGAGGTGCGCCGGCCGGTCCGCGCGTTCGTGCGGGATTATTACGGCCATCCTAGCAAAAGGAAGAGTGCGGCGAAGAAGCTGCTCGCCGAGCTTGGCATCGTGCTGGCGGTGCTCGATGCCGACGAAGGCGATCTGATCAAGACCTATCGCGAGTTGAACCGGTTCGGCAAGGATGGCCTACAGGCTATGGCGAAGGACTATCTCCGACGCCAACAAGGAGGGGCCGGTGAGCATTGAGATAAGAAACGCGCTGACGCCCATAGTAGTCGCCATCGTCCTTGCCGGCTGCTCGACTGTCGCGGCCCGTCGCGAAGACCCGGCCAACCTGGTTGCTCACTCCCCGAAATCCGTCGCTGAGTTCCGGGCCTGTTTCCTGCGGCCGTTTGAGCGTGACCCCTGGCCCGTTATGGTCACGCCAGCCGAGCATGGCGAGACCTACACCCAGGGCGTGACGTCGAGTGTAGGCACGACAGTGCTTTGGGTCGTCGACGTCGTTGATCAGGGCAGCCAACGCGAAGTCACCGTCCACGGCCTTAACGCCTGGGGCCGCCGGATCTCGCGATCGGTTAATGCCTGCATCTGACGATGAGCGCCTGGCGGCTACCCCGCGACTAATCGCGCCGGCTTCCCTGATCCAAGTTAGCAGAGTTCCCATCATGTTCCATTCACGCAATGTTCGCTATATCCAAGGACATGGGGGAGCGGGCCCGCCTTACGCCGACGATGCGAAGCCGCAAGCTGCAGGCGCTGGACTTCATCAAGCGCTACTTTGCGCAATGGGGTGAATCGCCGACGCTGAGCGAGCTGGCGGCCGAGCTCGGCATCGGCGTGAAATATGCCCACGAGCTGGTCGGCCAGCTCTCCCGCGAGCTGCAGATCAAGGTCGTGAAGGGCAAGAAGCGCGGGATCGTGCTGATCGACCGCGGCGAGCAGATCAGCGAGGCCGACGTGCTGCTCCTGCTCGCCCAGCGCGGCTGGACGATCAAGGCGGGCGCGCTGACCGCAACGCCGCCCCTCACGAAAAACGGACTGCCGGACCTGCTCTTCCTGGACCATAAACCCGACGAGTGAACCGGGTGGGGTCTCAATGGTGCAAGTGATCGGCGCGGGCGGCCTCGAGCGCCCGAAGAAGCCCGCGGGCTGGTATTCCAAGGCCGCCCGCGCGGCGCGGGCCGAGTTCAGGCGGGCCAAGGCGAAGCGCGATGCCAGCGAGAATGCGAAACGGGCCGAGCGGCTGAGCGCGCCGCTCCGCGAAAGCGCCGCCCGCCGCCTGGCCGCGGTGCGCGCGGCCAGAGCGGTCCCGGCGAAAGTCGTGTCGCTCAATCCCAAGCGCCCGAAGCGCGATCGCCGCAGCCAGGCCCAGCGCCGGCTCGACGCGCGGGCCGAGGCCGGCAAAGAGGCCTGGGCTCGCCGGCATCCCGCCGCGGCCGCATCCGAGCGCCGGCTCCGGAAGGAGCGCGCCGACCTGGTCGCGCGCTGGAAGCACAAGAACGACGGGACGCCGGAAACCCACCAGCACGCCGCGCGCCGGAACGACGGCGCGCTGGCCCGGCTCTACGAAACCGGCGCGATCGACGCCGAGCAGCTCGCCGCGGCCGAGGAGATCAACCTGGTTGCGGAGCGGATCGCCGCGGGCGTCACGATCAAGACCGCCAGCCTCGAGACGCGCGTCGACGTGACGCGGATGGGCGATGGCGGCTTCTACGAGCGGCTGAGCCAGGTGCGGCACGAGATGGCCTATACGCGATGGCGCCACGCGCTGCCGGCGCCGGCGCCCGTGCTGGCCATGCTCACCGGCGAGCATCTGCCCCTCACGATCGCCGCCAGGAGCTTCGGCATGGGGCACAAGCGGCTGAAGCGGCTGCTGATCGGCGCCCTGGACCTTTGGCCGCGGATGCTGCGCGACGCGGTGCGCGAGGTCGACCAGGGCGACCTCGATCGCGCCCATGCCCGGATCGCCTGAAACTTCCGGTTTTCGTTACCCTCACGAAAAGCGGACTGCAAAACGTCCACCAAACGGCCCAAATCGACCCCGCCACAGCTGCGCCCCGAGCCCAGCGTGATCGAAGAGCCCGCGCCCACCCGCGGGCTTTTTTCATGCCCGGAGGTGAGCGATGTCCACGCACAACGCCCTCCCGGCCGGCGCCGCCGCCCGCCCGCGCTTTCCGGTCCGGAGCAGGGCGGCGGCGCCCATCGATTCCATCGCCAGGCTGACCAGGCTCAGCGACCGCCTCGATGCGCTGCTGCGCGCCCGGACGATCGGCGCCAGGTCCCAGCGCGAGCATGACGGCCATGTCGCCGAGGCCGAGGCGATCGCCGCCGGCCTGCGCGCCGTTTTCCGCGAGCCTACGCCGGCGCGGCCGGCCAACCCGCCGCTCAAGGTCGGGCCGGGCGAGGCCTGGTACTGACCATGGGCCGGCCGCTCGACATGAGCGAGATCCGCCGCACCATCGCGGCGGCGCGCGACGGCGATCGCGCGATCTACGTGACCGCGGACTTTCTGGAGCAGGTCGAGCGCGAGCTCGCCGCCGGCCGGGCCGCCCAGGCGATGCTCGACGGCGACGTCATCACCGCGGTCGTGATCGACTCGATCGAGCGCAGGCAGCGCCGGGTGATCCCGCGATGACGGCCGTCCGCGCGCCGAAGACCACGGCCCAGGCCGCCGCCATGCTCGAGCGCTTCGCCGAGCTCGGCGGCCAGGTCGCGGCGCTCGAGGGCCGCCGGGCGCGCATGATGGCGCGCACGAACGCGGCGATCGATACCAAGGTCGTGCCCCTCCTCGAGGAGCAGGCCGCGATCGCGGAGAAAGCCGAGCCCTGGTGGGCGAAGGCCGGGCCCGCGCTCGCGAAGGACCGCAAGTCGATCGAGCTCGGCGGCTGCATCATCGGCACCAGGCTGTCGAGCAAGAGCCTGGCCCACGATTACGACACCGATCTCCTCGCCGCTATGGCGCTGCGCGGGACCCCGCTGCGCAACCGCACCACGCGGATCAAGTTCGAGCTCGACAAGCCGGCCCTGAAGATGCTGATCGCGGCCGGCGACAAGGCGGCGAAGTCGCTCGCCGCGCTCGGCTTCCGCCTGCAGCAGGGCGAGATGTTCATCCTGGAGCGGGCCCAGCAGGGCGGCACGATCGGATGAAGCTGGAGCATTTCCCCCAGGTCGAGCAGCTGGTGCTCGAGCGCATGCGCCTGATCGGCCAACGCGACGAGGGCCGCTATGTGCTGGCCATCGATGGGCGCCCGCAAGCGCCCGCGCTCATGGAGCAGCTGATGCCCGCGCTGCGCCTGGTACTGACCAGCCGCATCGACGAGATCGACCACCGACTGATCGAGCTCGGCGTCGACGTCGACTGACGTCGTGCCCACCCAACCGCCGAGGTTCGGCAGGCCTGCCGCACCTCGCCAGGCCTGGCAGGCGCCAGGGAAGAACGCCCATCGCCGATTGCGTGGCCGTGCTGGTTGCCGTGACCGAGCGCGGATCCTCGCCGAGGAGCCGCTCTGCAGGCCATGCCTCGCCGCCGGCCGCGTCACGCCGAGCGAGCAGGTCGACCACATGGACCCGAACCTGCCCGACCCGCTCTGGGACGCCCGGGCCAACAAGCAGGGCATCTGCAAGCCGTGCCACCGCACCAAGAGCGCCGCCGAGCGCGCCCGCGGCCGCGGCCCCCAACCCTCCTGACATCGCCGCCCACCCCCGGGGGGTGGGTCAATCTCTCCGCCGCCTCGAGCGGACACCGGCGTGCAGGAGAAAAAAACGCAAAGTCGAATTCAAAGGGGTTTTGTTCATGAGGATGATGAGGGTGGCCGCGGCCATGATGGTGCTCGCGGCTTGCGGCCCGGCCATCGCGTGCTCCCGGGTCGCGACTCCCAGTGATGACCGGGACGGCCGGCTCCGCGTGCGCCGCGTCGAACCTTCCTCCCCGCCTCGCGGGCGCGGCCTGCAGGCGAAGCCGCGCAAGCGGCCCAACATGCGTCACGTCTCGAAGCGCGTTCGCCGCCGGCATCGTCGCGCGGCCTGACGCCGCGTGGCCTCCGGAGGCTCCCGGCCGGGGGCGGGGCGGAAGCCTAAGCCGCCGGCGCTGCGGCTCGAGCGCGGGACGATGTTCCGCGCGGGGCCCAAGCGGGACGGGATCGACGGCCAGGTGCTGGCGCCTGGCGAAGGTCTGCCCGACGGCGTGCCGGCCGGCACGATGGTCGCGCCGGCCGATCTCAGCGACGAGGAGCTGCGCTTCTTCGGCGCGATCGCGCGCGTGCTCGAGGAGCAGAAGCGCGCGAGCCCGCATTACGAGCTCGTCGTCACGCTGCTCGCCCGCCGACTGGCGGAGGTCGAGCGGCTGTCGGCCGTGCTCGCCCTCGATGGCGACACCGTCGAATCGCGATCGATCCGCAAGCTCGGCAAGGAGCAGATCGTCACGGTGATGAAGCGGGCCCATCCCGCGGCCGCGATGCGCTCCGAGGCGATGCGCCACACCCAGTCGCTGCTCGGCGAGCTGATGCTGAGCCCGGTCACCGCGCTCAAGCTCGGCGGCGGCAAAGCGGCCGACGCCAACCCGTTCGATTTCTAGAGGCGCGCCATGGCGATGCTCCTGTTCATCGTGAAGGCCGCGTTCCTGGGCGGCCTCGCCGGCAGCATCCGCTGGCTCGTCGACAACGATCCGGATCTTGGCCGCGCGCTGCGCCTCGAGATCGCGCCGTGGGAGTGACAGATGGCTGAGACCTTCTTCTGCCCGCGCGGCTCCGGCCCCGACAGTCCGTTCCGCGCGCCGTTCAACGGCGAGGCTCATTGGCGCGAGGACCGGACCTGCTCCTATTGCGGCTCGATCGACCCCGAGCTCTTGTTCGAGCAAATCGAGAAGGGCGCCGAGATCGGGCCCACCGACAAGAGCTACAAGATCTACGTCGCCCTGATCGGCCACACGGTTCGCGGCGCCGGCAAGTTCTACTTTCAGCATCTTTCGCCGGAGCAGCAGACCCGCTTCATCGACCTGGTCAACGCCAAGACCATGAAGATCGGCATGCCCGGCCACTTCTATGTGCTGCCGTACTTCGCCGCGCGCGCCGCGGCCCCGGCGGCCTAGGCCGATGTGGCGGAGCCCCGCGATTATGCCGCGATCGCGGCCGAATATGCGCGGGCCGTCGTCGCGAAGGAGATCCCCGCCTGCAAATGGGTGAGGCTGACCTGCAAGCGCCACCTCAAGGATCTGCGCGCGTCGAAGCGCAAGGATTATCCGTTCCGGTTCGACGCCGCCAAGGCCGCGCGCGCCTGCCGGTTCATCGAGCTGCTGCCCCACACGAAGGGCAAATGGGCGACCCACAAGAGCCTGCTCCGGCTCGAGGATTGGCAGGCGTTCATCGTCTGCTGCATCTTCGGCTGGATCAAGAAAGCGAACGGCTACAGGCGCTTCCGGATCGTCTTTCTCGTCATCCCGAGGAAGAACGGCAAGTCGCCGCTGGCCGCCGCGATCGGCCTCTACATGTTCTGCTTCGACGGCGAGTTCGGCGCGGAGGTCTATAGCGGCGCCACCAACCAGAAGCAGGCCTGGGAGATCTTCCGCCCCGCCCGGCTGATGGTCACCCGCACGCCGGCGCTGAAGCACCGCTTCGGCATCGATGCCGGCGCCAACACCCTGCTGATCGAGGCGGACGGGAGCCGCTTCGAGCCGGTGATCGGCAAGCCCGGCGACGGCGCTTCGCCAAGCTGCGCGCTGCACGACGAATATCACGAGCACGCCGATCGCGACCAGGTCAACACGATGGAGACCGGCATGGCGGCCCGCGAGCAGCCGTTGCAGGTCATCGTCACCACCGCCGGCGACAACCTGGCGGGCCCTTGCTACGCCGACATCCAGGATCACCGGAAGGTGCTCGAGGGCGTCCGCGAGAATGACGACCTCTTCTACATCGAATATACGATCGACGCGCGCGACGACTGGAAGTCGGAAGCCGCGCTGATCAAGGCCAACCCCAATTGGGGCGTGTCGGTCAATCCGGACTTCCTCCGCTCCCGCCAGCGGGACGCGATCCAGACGCCGCGCAAGGCCGGCATCTTCAAGACCAAGCATCTCAATCTCTGGGTCTCGGCGCGCGCCGCCTATTTCGACATCGAGGCCTGGCGCCGCTGCATCGATCCGGCGATGCCGGCGCGGGCGGTCGACTGCCTCGATCTCCCGCAGCTGCGGGGCCGGCGGTGCAAGATCGGCCTCGATCTCGCCTCGAAGCTGGACATCGCCGCGGTCGAATATCTGTTCGAGCCGCTCGGCGCCGAGCCGACCGCCGAGGATCCGTGGATCCGCGTCGGCCGCTACTTCCTGCCGGCGGACCGCGTCGCCGAGGTCGAGACCTATCAGGGCTGGGACAGCGAGGGCCTGCTCGACGTCACGGCGGGCAACATCACCGATTATGCGGAGATCGAGGCGGCGATCGTCGAGGCCACGAAGCGCTTCCAGGTCGAGATGGTCGCCTACGATCCGCACCAGGCCACCTATCTGGTCACGCGCCTGCAGGCGGCGGGCGTGCCGGTGACGCAATATGCGCAGACCACGCTGCTGCTCAGCGAGCCGATGAAGCAGCTCGACGCGGCGAGCCGGGCCCGGCTGATCCGGTGGAACGGCTGCCCGGTAATGGAATGGCAGGTCTCAAACGTCGTCTCGAAGACCGACCGCAAGCAGAATGAATTCCCCAACAAGCCGGACGGCCAGGTCCACCTGAAGATCGACAACCCGGTGGCGCTGATCATGGCGGTGGGGATGTCGATGGCGGGCGAGACCAAGGAAAAATCCTTCTGGGAGGAGGCGACAGCATGAAGCCTGCCGAGCTCCTCCGCGATCTCGCCGGCGTCGCCGGCGCCGGCGCCGTCTCCTACGGCGCCTGGTTGGCCTGGCCGCCGGCCGGCTTCATCGCCGGCGGCGCGATCCTGGTCGGCGGCGCGCTCCTGCACGCCCTCGGCACCGGCCGCAAAGCCGGCTGATGGGAGGTCTATTCGGCGGCCTGGCCGGTGCCTTCGCCGGGCCGGCCGAGCTCAAGATGTCGAGCCGCGAGCTCGACGCTTTGCTCCGCGGCGGCCACCAGTCGGCGAGCGGCGCGACGGTCAACTGGTCGACGGCGCTGCAGGTCTCGACCGTGCTCGCCTGCTGCAAGGTGATCGCCGAGGGCATCGCCCAGGTGCCGTGGAAGATCCACCTCGGCATCGGCGGCGGCTCGGCCGCGGCCGATCACCCGCTTTACGACGTGCTCTACCGCCGGCCGAACGGCTGGCAGACCAGCTTCGAATTCCGCGAGACGCTCGCCTTCCACGTCCTGCTCACCGGCAACGCCTTCGCCTGGAAGGGCAGGGTGGGGATGGCGCGCGAGATCCGCACGCTCGAGCCGATCGTCCCGGGCACGATGACCGTCCAGCGCGAGCCGGTCGGCCGCCTTCGCTATTTCGAGCAGCGTCCCTCGGGCGAGCGCGTCGAGCACGACCCGGCCGATATCTGGCACCTGCGCGGGCCCAGCTGGAACAGTTGGATGGGGCTCGAGGCGGTGAAGCTCGCCCGGGAGGCGATCGGCCTCGCCATGGCGATCGAAAGCCAGCAGGCCGAGACGCACCGCAACGGCGCCCGCGTGAGCGGCCTCTACTCCGTCAAGGAGAAGATGGGGCCCGAGAAGTTCGAGCAGCTCGCCGCCTGGATGGCCCGCTTCAAGCCCGGCGGCGACAAGGCCGGCGATACGATGCTGCTCGACCAGGACGCCAAATTCCAGACGTCCCAGATGACCGGCGTCGAGGCGCAGACGCTGGAATCGCGCAAGCACCAGGTCGAGGAAATCTGCCGCGAGTTCCGGGTGATGCCGATCATGGTCGGCCAGGCCGACAAGGCGTCGACCTATGCGAGCGCGGAGCAGATGTTCCTCGCCCACGTCGTCCATTGCCTGCTGCCCTGGTACGAGCGCTGGTGCATGTCGGCCGACGTCAACCTGCTCAGCGAGCAGGACCGGCGCGCCGGCTATTACACGCGGCTCAATCCGAACGCGCTGATGCGCGGCGCCGCCAAGGATCGCGGCGACTTCTACGCCAAGGCGCTCGGCGCCGGCGGCACGCCGGCCTGGATGAGCCAGGACGAGATCCGCGCGCTCGAAGAGCTCGATCCGCGCGGCGGCAAGGCCGACGAGCTCAGCGACGGCGCGATGAAGCCCGCGGCCACCCCGCCCGCCCAGGAGGCAGACCCAAATGCAGCATAAGAACGGCGGCGCGCTTCTCCGCGCCGACTTCGGCCTGTGCGAGATCAAGTTCGCGGCCGACGACGGGGCCGAGGCAAGGACCTTCACCGGCTACGGCGCGATCTTCAACAATGTCGACCTGGGCGGCGACGTCATCGTGCCCGGCGCCTTTAAGAAGACCATCGCCGACGCGAAGAAGTCCGGCTCCTGGCCGGCCTTGCTCATGCAGCATGGCGGCTGGGGCATGTCGGTCGACGATCTCACCCCGATCGGCATCTGGACCGAGCTTGCCGAGGACGAGAAGGGCCTGCTGGTCACCGGCAAGCTGGCCGACACGCCGCGCGGCGAGGAAGCCTATCGCCTGCTGAAGATGGCGCCGCGGGCGGCATTGAACGGCCTGTCGATCGGCTATCGCGCCCGCAAGTTCACCGTCGGCACGCGCGCGGAGGAACCCCGCCGCACGCTCCTGGAAGTGGAGCTGATGGAGGTGTCGCTCGTCACCTTCCCGATGAACCCGAAGGCCCGCGTCGGCTCGGTCAAATCCGGGCACGGGCTTTCGGTCAGAGATGCGGAGAAGGCCCTGCGTGAGGCGGGCTTCTCCTCGAACGAGGCCAAGGCGATCCTCGCCAAGGGCTTCGCTGCGATCGGTCACCGCGAGGGTGACGATTGCGACGGCCAGCGTCTCGAAGACGCCGTTACCCGCGCGCTGCGCGCGCTCGCCTGATCCCCATCCCCACGAAATTCCAACCAGGAGAATAGTCATGAAGACCGACGCTTTGCCGCGCCAGTCGTCCGCCCTCGCCGGCGTTCCCGATTTCGAGCAGAAGGACGGCCTCGGCACGCTGCCGTCCGATCCGGCCGAGGCGATCGGCAAGATCGCAGCCGCCTTCGAGGCCTTCCGCAAGTCGCACGACGAGGAGGTCGCCGAGCTGAAGAGCCGCGGCGCCGTCGATCCGGTGCTCACCGAGCGGCTCGGCAAGATCGACACCGCCCTCAATGCCGCGCAGGAGGGCAAGAACGCCCTCGAGGCGTCGATGGCCGCCGAGCGCAAGGAGCGCGAGGATCTCGAGCTGCGCCTGCAGCGCCTCGGCATCAAGGGCGACGGCGACGGCGCCAAGCACGAGCTGGAGGTGAAGACCTTCAACATCCTGCTCGCCGCCGACGCCGCGGAGAAGAAGCGCGCGTTCACGCCGATCGACGACAAGGGCTATGATGAATACAAGCAGGCCTTCGGCGTCTTCCTGCGGAAGAACGATCGCCTGCTGACCCCGGACGAGGTGAAGACCCTCTCGGTCGGCTCCGATCCCGATGGCGGCTATCTCGTCACCCCTGACGTCTCGGGCCGCATGGTGAAGAAGGTCTACGAGACCTCGCCCATCCGCCAGATCGCTGCGGCCCAGCCGATCTCCACCGATGCGCTCGAAGGCATGGAGGATCTCGGCGAGGCCGGGGCCGGCTATGCCGGCGAGCACACCCAGGGCTCCGACAGCACCACGCCGCAGCTCGGCAAATGGCGCATCCCCGTCCACATCATCGACACCGAGCCGAAGGCGACTCAATCGCTGCTCGACGATGCCGTCGTCGACGTCGAGGCCTGGCTGGCCGAGAAGGTCGGCTCCAAGCTCGGCCGCTTCGAGAACAGCGAGTTCGTCACCGGCGCGGCCGCGCGGATCCTCGGCTTCGCGGCGGGCTACACGGCCGCGGCCGACAGCGGCTCGGGCGTGACCTGGGGTCAGCTCGGCTATGTCGCCAGCGGCGCGGCTGGCGGCTTCGCGTCCGCCAACCCGGTCGACAAGTTCCACGACCTGATGGGAACGCTGAAGGCGGAATATCTGCCGAACGCGCGCTTCGTCACCCGCCGCACGGTGATCACCGCGATCCGGAAGTTCAAGGACGGCATGGGCAATTACATGTGGCTGCCCAGCTTGGTCCTCGGCCAGCCGGAATCGATCCTCGGCCATCCCGTCACCCGCGCCGAAGACATGCCGGCGATCGGCGCGAACTCGTTGTCGCTGGCCTTCGGCGACTTCATGCAGAGCTATCAGATCGTCGATCGCCAGGGCGTCCGCGTGCTGCGCGACCCCTTCACCTCCAAGCCGTACATCAAATTCTACACGACCAAGCGCGTCGGCGGCGGGGTGATCAACTTCGAGGCGATCAAGCTGATGAAGCTCGCCGCCTCCTGACGGCGGCCGGCATCCACGATCGACCGACGGCGGGCGCGAGCCCCGCCGTCTCCTTTTTCCCCGCATTCGCAAAGGATTTGAAACGATGCGCGACATCACCAACGGGCTGCACCTGCAGCCGGCCTTCGCCCCCAAGGCGGCGGTCACCAACGACACCGCGCAGGTCTCCTCGACCTGCGATCGCCGCGGCTTCGGCTCGGTCATGCTGGCCTTCATCACCGGCACCGACGCCGACGCCGACGCGACCTTCACCGTGCTGATCGAGGACTCGGCCGACGATTCGACCTACGCCGCGGTCGACGACGCCTATCTCAACGGTACCGAGGCGCTGGCGAGCTACACGTTCGCCGACGACGGCGAGGCCCGCAAGATCGGCTATACCGGCAACCAGCGCTACGTCCGCGCGACCGTGACGCCGGCCAACAACACCGGCAACATGTTCCTCGGCGGCCTCTGGGTGCTCGGCAATCCGTCCCGCCAGGCCACGCCGAACCCGCCGGCCTAAGCCGCGCCCTTCGCCGGGTCAGGCTGCTGAACCCGGGGCGGCCGCGGCCGCCCCGGGCTTTCCCCTTTTCACTTCCAGGAGGCCGCCATGGGCGCTGCTGCATTCCGCCAGGGCGACCGCGCCCTCACCATCGACGACGTCGAGGTCACCGCCTCGGCGGCCGAGCTCAACAAGCTGCACGGCAGCGTCGCCACCGCCGCCGAGCTCAACACCTATTTCGTCTCGCTCGACATCGCCGACGGCTCGGCCGAGGCGGTCTATTACGTGATCTGCCCCTATGCCGGGACGATCAGCGCGATCAACACCGTCACCGACGGGGCCGTTTCCACCGCCGACATCACGATCACCCCGGCGATCGGCGCCACCGGCGTCACCGGCGGCGTGGTCACGATCGCCACCGCGGCCTCGGCCGCCGGCGATCTCGACAGCTCGGCCCCGAGCGCGGCCAACGTCGTCACCGCCGGCCAGGCCGTCAACTTCACGGTGACGGGCGGCGGCGCCGGCGGCAGCCCGCGCATCCACCTCGTCATGACCATCGTCCGCAGCTGATCGGCGACAGAAGGAGGGCGGGCCATGCACGTCGAAGTCCATTCGGTCACGGTGACCACCGCGGCCGACGGCAGCGCCACGGCCTATACCGACCAGGTCAACGGCCTGCTCAGCCAGGTCCGCTACGTGAAGCCCGGCGCCGCCAGCTACACCGACGGCGTCGATTTCACGATCACGTCGGAGGATACGGGCGAGACGCTCTGGGCGGAGAACGACGTCAACGCCTCGACGACCCGCGCCCCGCGCCAGGCCACTCACTCGACGGCTGGCGCCGCGGCGCTCTACGCCGCCGCCGGCGCCGCCGTGCTCGACCTGATCGCGGTGAGCGGCCGGATCAAGATCGTGCTGGCGTCGGGCGGCGATACGAAGAGCGGCACCTTCTACTTCACGATTCTCTAGGAGGCCGCGATGCGGGCGCTGAAGCCGGTCCGGACGGTGGCGCCCGCGGCGGCGCTCCTAACCACGGCCGAGGCGAAGGCGCACCTGCGCGTCGACTTCACCGACGACGACACGCTGATCGACAGCCTGGTCGCCACCGCCACGGCCTATCTGGATGGCTATGCCGGCGTGCTCGGCCGGGCGCTGATTACTCAGACCTGGTCGCAGGCCTTCGACGGGTTGCCCGATTGCGGGCAGTCCGGGCCCTGGGCGGTCGCCCGCGGGCCGGATCGCCTGAGGCTGCCGCTCGGCCCGCTCGGCGATACCGTGTCGATCGCTTATTGGTCGGGCGGCGTCTCGAGCGCCTTCTCGTCGACGCGCTGGCGCGCGCTCTCCGACGCCTTGGGCCCATTCGTCCAGCTCGTCGACGGCGAGACCTGGCCGGTGGTCGATTGCCGTCCGGACGCGCTGACCGTCACCTGGACCTGCGGCTATGGCGCCACCGCGGCCGCCGTGCCGCTGCCGATCCTCCACGCCGCCAAGCTGCTCGTCGGCCATTGGTACGCCAATCGCGAGGGCGTGGACGTCAGCAGCGGGCGCGGGACCGCGATCGAGGTGCCGATGGCCGTCGACGCGCTGCTGATGCCCTATCGCGCGGTCGGCCTGTGAGCCTCGCCGCCGGCGCGCTCACCGAGCGCATCCGCATCGAGCGCCAGGCCGCCGGCCGGGACGGCTATGGCGGCAAGACCGGCGACTGGGAGACGATCGCCGAGGTCCGCGCCCAGGTCAGCTATGGCACCGGCATGGAGCGGCGCGAGGCCGCGCAGGAATCGGCCTCGGCGCCGGCGACCTTCCGGATCCGCCGCGGCGGGCTCGCGGGCGGCGTCACCGCCAAGGATCGCCTCCGCTTCGAGCCCTTCGCCGCGCCGACCGCGGCCTCGCCCATCTGGGACATTTCCAGCGCCGTGCCCTTCGGGCGCGACGCGATCGACATCACCGCCACCCGCAAAGCCTAGGAGCAACCTTTCATGGCCGACCTGACCATCACCGCCGCCTCCGTCATCGCCGGCAGCGGCGCCGACATCGAGCACGGCACCGCCGGCGCCACGATCACCGCGGGACAGACCGTCTATCGCGACGCCGCCACCGGCAAATATCTGCTCGCGGACAGCAATTCGGCGACCGCCGCGGCGCGCACGCCGCGCGGGATCGCGCTGAACGGCGCCGCCAACGGCCAGCCCCTCGCCATCCTGAAGGGCGGCCCGATCACGATCGGCGCCACCGTCACGGCCGGTGTCGCTTATTACCAGTCGGACACGCCGGGCGGGATCTGCCCGGTCGCCGACGTGGGCTCCGGGGAATATTCCTGCGTGCTGGGCATCGCGACCTCGGCCGCGGTCGTCGCCGTCGAGATCCAGGCGAGCGGCGTCGCGCTCTAGGCGCGATCGTTGGGTGTTGATCTGCGCGGCTTTCGCGAGTGCGATCGCGCACTGGGCGAGTTGCCGCGGGCCACGGCCAAGAACGTGCTCCGGCGCATCGCCCGGGGCGCGCTCGAGCCGATGGCCGCCCAGGCATCCGCCGGTGCGCCCGACCGCTCGGGACGGCTTGCGTTCAGCGTCTCCGTTTCGGAGCGCGGGACGCGGCGCGCCGAATGGTATCACGGCGGCCCGCGGTTCCTTTCGCCGGGCGTGTTCGAGAGCGCCCGCTCCCATGGGATCGTGATGGCGGTCGGCCCGGCCGGCGGCGTCGGCGTCCTTCCCTACGCCGCGCTCGAGGAATTCGGATCGATCCACAACGTCGCTCATCCCTTCATGCGGCCCACTTGGGACGCGAAGGCCGAGGGCGCCCTCGAATATGTGAAGACCAACCTCTGGGACGAGATCCAGCGCGCGGCCGCGCGCCTCGCTGCCCGCTCCGCGAGATCTGGAGGCTGACGTGCAATGGCAGGAAGCGCTCCTCGCGCGAGCGCTCGCGACCCAGGCCGTCACGGATATCGCCGAGGACCGCGTGTCCTGGGTCGAGCGCCCCCAGGAAGACGGCTTCCCGGCGGTCACGTTGACCCTGGTCTCCGACAGCCGGCCACAGACGATGGGCGGGTTCCAGTCGCTGATCCCGGCGCGCGTCCAAGCTGATTGCTGGGCCGAAAGCTACACCGTGGCCAATGCCCTGGCGGAGGCAATGATCGATGCGATCGCCGGGCCCTGGACGGCCAATGGCTGGCGCTTCGCGCGGACCTTCATCGACGCAAAGCGCGACCTCGGCGAGCAGACCGCCACCAACTTCATCCACCGAACCAGCGTGGACTTGATCATCAACCGCTCAGCCGCCTGAAGGAGGCATTCAAATGGCAGACGTTACTATCGGGTATGGCGCCCAATTCTGGCTCGACGACGCGAACGGGGCTCTCACCAAGCTCGGCGAGATCACCGGCGTCACGCTCCCCAGTCCCAAGGTCACGGACGTGGAGGCGACGCACTTCGAATCGCCCAACCGCCGGCGCGAATATGTCGCCGGCCTGATCGAGGACGGGGACGGCACGTTCGAGATGAACTATCTCCCCGGGTCGGCGACGGACGTCATCATCCGCGCGGCCCTCGCGGACGGGAACGTGCGCAATTACAAGATCGTCGTGCCCGACGGCGACGCCACCTGGGAGGTGACGGGCGCCTGCCTGGTCAAGGGCTATGAGCGCAAGATCCCGATCGACGATCGGATGACCGCCACGCTCACCGTCCGCTTCACCGGCGACTCCAGCGAAGCGGGCGGCTGATCATGGCGAGCGATCCCCAAGGCCTCGTCACGTTCGAGGCGGGCGGCGTCAAATATACCGCCGTCTTCGGCTTTCGGGCCATGAAGGCCGTCGAGGCCCATTACGACCTGCCCTTCTTCCAAGCGCTGCAGCAGGCCATGCCCGGGCTCTCGCCGGAAGACGCCGGCGACCCGGCCAAGCTCGCGGCGGCCGGCGCGGGCGTCAGCCTGACGGGCATCGGCAAGCTCTTCGAGTGCGCGCTGCTGAAGCATCATCCGGACCTGACCGAGGGCGCGATCGAGGAGTTGGTCGACGAGCTGGGCTTCGAGCGGGTCGGGGCGCTGCTGGGCGAGGCCGTCGCCGCGGCGCTGGTGAAGGAGGGTGACGGCAAGTCGGCCGCAAACCCTCCGTCCCGCGCAAGGAAGACTGGCTAGGCCTGCTCGCCGTCTGGGTCGAGGCGCGACAGCCGGCCGAGACCTTCTGGGACCAGACCCCGGCGACCTATCGCGCGATCCTCGACGGCTGCGAACGGCGGGAGCGGCGCGATTTCGAGCTCGCGATGTTCGGCGCCTGGCAATCGGCGCGGTTGGCGCGGGCCGAACGGCTGAAGCCGCTCGCTGACTATCTCGCCGAGCTGCGGCCCCGCGCCCAGTCGCCGGCGCAAATGCTCGCCATCCTGCGCGCGATGAAAGCGAGCGGGACGCCGATGTCGATCAGAAAGGCTAATTGATGGCCGGATCCAGCCTGATCGGCAACCTCGCGATCCTGCTGAGCATGGACACGTCCGCGTTCGAGCGCGGCGCCACCCATGCCCAGCGGCTGCTGGCGCGAACGCAGCGCCAGTTCCACGAGCTCGGCGAGCGCATCACCCATATCGGCATCGGGATGAGCGCGGCCATCACCGCGCCGTTCGCCGAGCTGCTGCACGAGGCGATCCCCGTCGCGATCGAGACCCGCGACGCGCTCGGCCAGGTCGAGGCGGCGCTGCACTCGATGGGGCCGGTCGCCGGCAGGACGAAGGAGCAGCTCGAGGAGGCGGCTCACGCCCTCGAGCGCATCTCGCTTTTCCACACCGACGACATCCTCCGCAACGTCACCGCGAACATGCTGACGTTCGGGCAGGTGACCGGCGATAATTTCGACCGCGCCCAGCTCGCCGCCGTCAACATGGCGACGCGCCTGCGCGAGGATCTGCAGCCGGCGACGATCATGATCGGCCGCGCGCTGAACGATCCGATCCGCGGGCTCACCGCCCTGCGTCGCGTGGGCGTCGCGTTCTCCGCGGATCAGGAGACCATGATCCGCGGCTTCGTCGCCACGGGCAACGCGGCCGGCGCCCAGAACGTCATCTTGCGGGAGCTCGAGCGGGAGTTCGGCGGCGCCGCCGCGGCAGCGCGGGCGGCGCGGCCTGATGCCGAGATGCGCCAGTCCTGGCACGAGTTCCAGGAAGTCGTCGGCGCCATCGCTCTCCGCGTGTTGCCGCCGCTGACGCGCGGCCTCACCACCCTCCTGGATAAATTCAACCAACTGTCGCCGCGCACCCAGGAGATCGCGGTCGGCGCCGCGGCGATCGCCGCCGCCTTTGGGCCCATCCTGCTCGTCGTCGGGCCCCTCGTCGGCATGTTCGGCCGGCTGCTGCCCCTCATCGCCGAGCTCGCGCCGGTGGTCACCGGACTGGCGACGGCCTGGGGCGTGGCCGGCGCGGCGGGCGGAGGGCTCGGCGTGGCGCTTGCCGGTCTGCTTCCGGAGATCGCCATCCTCGCCGGCGCGGCCGCGCTCATTTACCTGAACTGGCAGCGCATCTCGCCTCTGCTCCAGCAGGTCGGCGAGGCACTAAACACCGCGCTCGGCCCTGCCGTCCGGGATGCGATCACGGCGGTCTCCAACGCGCTGTCCGCGCTCTGGAACGGGCCGTTCGGCCAGGCCGTGGCCCAAGTCGGCCAAGGCCTCGTCCAGCTGGCGGGAATCCTGATCGACGTCTTCGGCCCGGGAGCGGTCGCGATGTTGCGCGGCTATATCGCATTCTTCGCCGGCTTCGTCGAGCTGATCGCCAATGCGCTCAACCTGGTCGTCGCTCTCCTTCGGGGCGACTGGTCGGGCGCATGGGAGGCCACCAAGGCCCTTGTGATCGGGGTCTGGCATACGCTGGGCCGGGTCATCGATGGCGTAGTGCCCGGCGCGCTCGCCTCGCTGCGGCGGCTCTACGAGGGGGCCAAGACGTGGCTGGTCGACAAGTTCAACGATCTGGTCGTCTTGTTCATGGCGCCCATCCACGCGATCGAAGGCGCATTCGCATGGCTGTATGACCGGGTCGTCGGCCATAGCTGGATCCCTGACATGGTCGACGAGATCGGCCAGCACATGCGCCGGCTGGACGCAGAGATGGTCCGGCCGGCAGCCGATGCCGCCGCGGCTGCGGGCGAGCATTTCCGCGCGCTCAGTGGACTGCTCGATCGGCTCTTCCCGGAGAATCGCCGCCGCATCCAGCTCGAGGCCGATCTTACCTCGATCGGCGGGGCAGGGCTCAGCCCGGCGGCGCAGGCCGAGGCGCGCCGGCGGCTTTTCCTGCAGAACGGCGCGCTGGACAATGTCGTGCCGATCAATGCCGGGCAGATCGGCGCGGCCACCGAGGCTTTCGGCGAGCTCGGCGACCAGGGCGTCGACGCCTTCTCGCGGCTGAATCGCGCCGGCAACGAGCTCGGCCGGACGATCAACGACACGATCGAGAACGGGCTCAAGCAGATGATGCGCGGGTTCGGCTCGCTGAAGGACATCGCGCTCAACGTCCTCTACGCGATCGGCGACGCGCTGATCGAGAATCTGTTCAGTCGCATAGGGAGCGGCTCCAAGGGCGGCGGCATCGGCGGCGCGATCGCCTCGATCATCGGTTCGGTGGTCCCGCAACGTCGGGCGATGGGCGGCCCGGTCACTAGCGGCCAAGGCTATGTCGTCGGCGAGAACGGCCCTGAATGGTTCACCCCTTCGCGCTCTGGCGCCATCATCCCCAACCATGAGCTCGTCGGCGGCCGCGGCGACATCACGATCCACCAGCATATCCAGTTCGATGGGGTCGCGATCACCCAGCAGGAGTTCGTGCAGGGCCTGCAGGCGGTGAAGTTCGACACGATCGGCGCGATCCAGCAGGCGCGTCGGCGGGCCGGATGAGCCGGGACCTCCCGCCCGAGCTGGGCGACGCGATCGCGGAGCCCGTGGTCAGGCCGTTCCTCGCGGTCCGGATCGAATTGCCCGATCCGGTCTATGCCTGGACCGGGCAGGGCACGCTCACTTTCGGCGACAGCTCGGGCATCTCGCGCGACTGGACCGGCGCCGGCGGCGTCGGCGCGATCGACGCGATCGGCGAGTCGACCGACGGCTCGGCGACCGGAATCAAGGTCAGCCTTTTCGAGATCCCGTCCGAATTCCGCGACGACATCGCCGACCAGGCCGTGCGCGGCTGCCTGTTCGAAGTCTATGTCGGCGTGCTCGAGCTGGGCGACAACTGGCATTCGGTCCTGGCGACCAAGCTGATCTGGCGCGGCCGCCTCGACGATTACAAGATCACCGATGGGGGCACGTCGCTCTCGGTCGAGATCACCGGCGAAAGCCGCGCGATCGACCAGCGCCGCCCATCCATCAAGCGGTTCACCGACGAATATCAGCAGCGCAAATATCCGGGCGACCTCTTCTTCCAATATGTCAGCCAGATGGCCGAGATTCCGATCATCTGGGCCCAGGCCGAGCAATCGGCCGTCTCCGGGGGCGTTGGCGGCGGCGGCGGGGGAGGGGGCGGCGGCGGTGCCGGGCAGTTCAACCCGCTGCGCTGATCCAGACTGGCGGTCGGTTCACTGCGCCGAGCCCGTAGCCGATCGCATCCGCGAGGCGACCGGCCGTGACGTCTGGGCCGAGCTCGGCGGAATCGGCCCCCCGCGCTCCTGGCGCGAGGCGGCGGCGCTTTACCGGCGCGCCGGGGTCCGCTCGCTCGGCGAGCTGGTGAGCCGGACCCTCGGGCCGCCGATCGACCGGAAGCAGGCGCGCCGCGGCGACGTCGTCATGGTGCGGGGAGCGCTCGGAATATGCCGCGGAGAGCTTGCCGATTGCATGGGCGCGACGGTGCGCATGCGCGAGGTCGACCTGGCCTGGCCCCTCGACCGGCTCGGGACAGGCGTGCCTGATGGGCAAGGTTCTGAAGATCGTGGCGATCGTCGTGGCGGTCGCGGTGATCGCCTTCGCGCCGCAGATCGCGGCGGCGATCGCCAGCGCGCTGGCGATCAGCTCGGCGATCGCGACCGCGGTGATCGCGACGACCCTGGCGATCGCAGCCTCGGTGGCGCTCAATGCGCTGATGGCGCCGTCCGCGGCGCGGCCGAGCGCGGCCGGCGCGGCGACGCCGACCGTCTTCCGCCAGAGCATCGCCAATAGCTTCATCCTATACGGCCGCCGGCGGATCGGCGGCCTGCTTGCCTTTTTCCATGCCCGCAAGGTGGGCAGCGACCATTTCCGCTATTTCGCGATCGCGATCGCGGGCCACCATATCCAAGGCAATCCGGATTGGATGCTCAACGACGAGGTGGTGACGGTCGACGGCGGCGGCGCGGTCACCAGCGGCGCCTATGCCGGCGCCGCCTGGCTCTGGCTGCAGCTCGGCGAGGAGAGCGAGACCGCGAACGCGACCTTCGTCGCGGAAAGCGACGGCCGCTGGACCAGCGCCCACAAGGGCAACGGCATCGCGGCGATCTACGCGAAGTTCAAGATGACCGACGCGGCCGTGCAGGCCGGCATGCCCAACATCACCGCGGTGGTCGACGGGCACGACTTGATCTTCGATCCGCGCGACGGCTCGACCGGGTATAGCAACAATGCGGTCCTCGCTTTCTACCACTGGATGGCGCTCTCGCGGGAAGAGGGCGGGTTCGGCGCCTATGAGGACGAGATCCCGGACCCGATCTGGATCAGCGCCCAGGCCAATGTCTGCGACGAGCTCGTCGAGGGTGAGGCCCGCTACGCGGTCGATGCCTGGATCACGACGGGCGCGGCGCCGAGCGAGGTCCGCGACACCTTCGTCGCCAATTGCGCCGGTTCCTACGCCTTCGTCGAGGGCGTGCACCTCATGCGGCCCGGGCATTGGGTCGAGATCTCCGAAACGCTCGAGGAGGGCGACCTTGCCGGCCCGATCCAGGTCACGCCGTTCCTGACCTCGGACAAGGCCGCGAACGAGATCCAGGGCACCTATGTGTCGCCGACGGACGGCTATCAGGGGATGCCGTTCGGCACCCAGAGCCTGGCCGGCGACGATATCCGCCAGGCCAATCTGGATCTCGCCTTCGTCACTTCGAAATACCGGGCCGAGCGGATTGCCAGCATCATGCTGAAGCGCGCCGGCTGCGAGAAGGCGGTCGTCTGGCCCATGAACATCATGGGGCTGAAGGTCTCCGCGCTCGACACAGTCGGGCTCGCCACGGCCCGGTACGGGCTTTCGAACTACGCCTGGGTGGTCACCAACTGGTCGCTTTCGGCCGATTTCGGCGTCGTGCTCAACCTGCGCGAGGAAAATCCCGAGATCTACGACGATCCCGCGCCGATCGCGGCGGCGAGCGTGCCGGCGATCTCCCAGGGCGAACCGGTGACGACCACCAGCGACCTGATCGGCCTGATCAGCACCTCGTTCACCACCGACGCCGATCCGCCGGACGGGCTGCTGCAGGCGACCGACACGACGATCGCCGTCGAGACCCATACGCGGACCTATACCGACAAAGCGCCGGTGAGCGTGACCGGCTCGACGATCACCAGCCTCACCACCGGCACCTTCTACCACGTCTTCTACGACGATCCGGAGCGGACGGGCGGCGGGGTGAGCTACCAGACCACCACCGATCCCCAGGACGCCGCCACCGCGCCCACCAATCCGGGCCGGCACTATGTCGGCTCGATCGTCGCCGGCGCCGGCAACAGCGCCGGCGGCGCCTCGCCGCCGGGCTGGAGCGGCGACACCTGGCAGAATGTCGAGCCGTGAGGTCCGCGCCATGACCGATTTCACCTGGCCCGACGACCTGGTCCCGTACCAGCAGCTCTTCTACCTGCAGCCGCACGTCGTGCGGAGCGAAAGCCCGTTCACGCGACAGACCAAGATCTACGGCCTCTCCGCGCCGCGCTGGATCTGCAAAATGGTGTTCCGCGGCGGCTATGACGGGATCGAGGCCCAAGGCGCTTACGGGCCCAGGCTCGACGCCATCGTCGCCCAGCTCGCCGGCGGCGCCAACCGGGTGGCGATCTACGATTTCCGGCGGACCGCGCTGCGCGGGCCGAGCGTGCCCTCGCTGCTCGGCAACAGCGCGGCGTCGGCCGCGGCGACCTCGATGACGGTCACCGGCCTCTCTCCCGGCGACCGGCTCTATCCCGGCGACTATCTGGGCGGCGACGGGCGGCCACACATCATCACGATCGGCGCCGATGCCGACGGCAGCGGCCATGCCAGCGTCACCTTCACGCCGCCGCTCGCCGCGGACATCGCGACGGATGCCGCGACGCTCGGCACCGGCGCCGGCTGGTTCCGCCTCACCTCGGACGATGCCGGCGGCAACCTGACCGAGGTCGGCGGCCTCGCCCAATACGATCTCGAATTCGTCGAAGACCTCTGACCCTTCCCGGAGAAGTGCATGAACAGACCCGGCAACCTGCCGCTGGCGGGTGACCGACAGACGCCGTTCGTCGCGACGCTGACCTTCAGGGGCATCGACCTGACCGGCGCGGTGATGAAGGCGCAGGTTCGCGACCGCAAGGATGGCGGCACCGTGCGCGCCGATCTCGCCACGGTGGCCACGGCCAACACCGAGGGGCTCCGGCTGCTCAGCGCCGGCACCGTCGACGGCGTGCTGACCAGCGTCGTCTACGTGCGGATCAACGAGGCGACGATGGAGGCGATGCCGCTCGGCGCCCCGGCCGGCGCCGACCTCGCGCTCTGGTGGGACATGCACATCACCCCCTCGGGCGGCGTGAAGCAAAAGTACCTCTTCGGCACCTTCACGGTCCGCGCGGGAGTGACCCAGTGAGCGACGCGATCATCGAAGTCGGCGGCGAGACGATCACCGTCACGCTCGGCGGCGACAACGGCCTTCCGATTCCTTCCACCGCCGGCAACGCCGGCAAGTTCCTGGTGGCCGGCGTCGGCGGAGACCTCCAGTGGGCATCCGGCACCGGCAACGACCCCGATCTGAGAACGGACCTGGCCGCGTCCGATGGCGTGGACCTCGTCGACGGCGTTCTCCTGCGGACGGCCGCAGGTCTCGACGCGGCGGCATTGGAAGCGCTCGCCGCTGCGGCCGGCCCGGGCGGTGTCATCCCGGCCGACAAGGAAGTCGACCTGGGCAGCTCCGGTCCGATCGACGACCACGGCGCGACCTTCGTCGGCACGGCGCCCATCCGTTACGAGGACGCCGACGCCGACAATGAGATGGTCCAGAATCTCCCGCGGACCTTCCCGCACTACGGCCTCGAATATCTCTATCAATTCCATCGTAAGCTCTATTCCGCGGAAGCGGTCTCCATCGCCGGCGTCGGCGACAGCAACGAGGCCGGCGGCGTCGGGCTCTATCTGCAGGGGGTATTGGAGGACCTGCCGGAGCTCACGTTCACCCAGTACGGCGCCGGCGGCTCCACGGTCCGTGATTTCCTCAACGGCCTGAACCCGTCCGGCAAGAACATCGATGACGTCAAGGGCGCGGGCCACGACTGCATCCTCTTCGAATACGCCGCCACCAACGATCCCGCCGAGGGCTTGACGATCGACGACTTCGAGGCCGATCTGGATGCAGCGATCGCAAGCCTCAGGTCGGTCTATCCGGTAGGCAGCTGCTCGATCGTGATGTTCACGGGCACGCCGATCGCGGGGAACACCGTCGAAGCGAACGGGCGCAAGCAGGACCAGGTTTGGAACATGGAGGCGCGCAACCGCGTGCTGAAGGTGGCGCGCAAATATCGCTGCGCCGTGCTCGACAAGATGGCGCTCTATCCCGACAGCAACGTCGATCGCTATGCGGGCACCGACAGCGAGGGGACGATGCTCGACGTCCTCGGCCTGCACACGCAGCCGCCCGCCACCGCCATCCTCGCCGAGCAGCTGCTCGATATGCTCGTGCCCCCGGGCATCATCGGCGACCGGCTCTGGTACACGGCCCGGCCCCGAGCTGCTTCGGTGGTCCCGTCCGCCTATCGCACCGGCCGGTCCTGCTTCCTCGCGAACGCCTCCGATGGCTGGCCCTTCGACGGCTACGTCTACACCGACAAACCACCCTATTCGAACAACCCGCAGCAGGAGCTGCGCCAATATGGGGTGGATTATCCGATTCACGCGGTGCGGTGCGCAAAGCCCGGCGTGGGCGATGTCTGGGGCGAATGGCAGTACACCTCGCTCAGGCTGAAGCGCATCCTGGGTTACGATCCGCCGAGCCTTGCCGCCGGCGCCCGCGCCACCACCACCGTCTCGATGACCGGCGTTGCACTCGGCGACACCGTCCAATGCGCCTATTCCTTCGATCTGCAGGGCATCGAGCTGTCCGCCTGGGTTTCGTCGGCAGGCGTGATTTCCATTCTATTCGTGAACGGGACCTCGGGCACGATCGACCTCGCCTCCGGCGCGGTCAACATCACGGTCGAGAAGGCGCTGCCGTGATCCAGGCCGCCTGGCCGGCCGGGCGCTCGCCCATCAACGCGAATTCCGGCGAACGCCGCAAAGGTCATCAATGCGCGATCTTCTCCCGACCTTCCTGATCGCCTGCGCGGCCGCGCTGGCCGCGATCCTGGGCCGCTTCGGCTACCAGGTGAAGAGCGACCCGCCGCCGGCCGATGCCGAGGCGCTGCGCGCCTGGCGCCGGCGCTGGCTGTGGACCCTCGCCGGGGAGGCCGCGACCGTGCCGGCGCTCGGCATCGGCTGGGGCTCGGCCGCGCTCAACTGGTCGCTCAGCGTCCCGCTGACCGTCGGCGGGGCGATGGTCTGCGGCGCGCTCGGCTTCGGCTTCTGGCTCGACGCCGTGCAGCGCATCGTCACGAGGAAGCTGGACAATGTCTGAGCATCTGATCCTGGCGCTGCTCACCGGCTCGAGCGCGATCGCCACGGCCATCGCCTGGGCCCGGGCCCGGCATTGGCATTGCGAGCTCGGCCGCCACCGGAACCGATAGGGTTCCGGCCTGCCCTGAGCTCGTCGAAGGGCCGCTGAATTCCAACCAAGGAGAATGACGATGAAGAAGCTGCTTTGCGGCGCGGCCGCGCTTTGCCTGCTGCTCGCCAATAATGGGTCGTGCCTGGGCGGCCCCGTCCAGTCGCCGAGCGACGTGCCCGCGTCGAGCCAGGCCGCAAGGCTCTGCGCCGAGGCCGCCCGCGCCGGCGCCGCGGCGGACGTGATCGCCCAGGCGTTGATCGCGACGCACGTCGCCGAGAACAAGGTCGCGGCGCTGGTGCCGCTGATCCAGGCGGGCCGGCTGCTGATCGATTCGAGCTGCGCGGTCCTCCTGCCGCCCAGCGAAATGACCCACGACGGCCCCGTCGTCAGCTCGGCGACCTGAGGCGGGTATGGGCCTCGCTCCCTCGGCGGCCTGCACGGATCTGATCCGCTGCTACGAAGGCTGCGTGCTGACCGCCTATCGATGCCCGGCGGGCGTCTGGACGATCGGCTATGGCGCGACCGGGCCCGGCATCCAGCTCGGCCTGCGCTGGAACCTCAGCCAGGCCGAGCAGCGCCTGCAGGCGGACGTCTCTCGGTTCGGCGCCGGCGTCGCCCGGCTGCTCGGCTCGGCGGCCACCAGCCAGCACCAGTTCGACGCGATGGTCTCCTTCGCCTTCAACCTCGGCCTCGGCGCGTTCGAGGAATCGACGCTGCTGCGCAAGCATCGCGACGGCGACTTCGCCGGCGCCGCGGCCGAGTTCGGCCGCTGGACCCATGGCGGCGGCCGGGTCCTGCCCGGCCTGGTCAAGCGCCGCGCCGCGGAGGCCGCGCTCTACCGGAGCTGAGCGCGGCTGAAGGCGACGATCGGCAGCTTTGCCTGGACGCGCTCCAGCGCGTCCCTGAGCTCGTCCAGCGGCGCATCGCTGCCGCGGCAATGGAAGCCGGCCGACCAGTTGCAGCCGGCGGTTGCCGGCGTCTCGTGGATCGGCTCGAAGACATGGACGCCGCGATAGCGGCGATCGAGCTTGCGCGATTCCGCGCGCAGCGCGGCCTGGACCTTGCCCGGGGTGACGCTCATGCTTTGGCCGCCTCGCGCTCGAGCCAGCCCGGGATCTCGCCGACCTGGTCCGCGGCGAAGGTCTCGCTCGGCCTCTGCTCGCCGAGCTCGCCGCCGATCCACACCCTCACGCCGACATCCCAGATCGTCTGCAGCCCGCAATTGATCTCGCGGTCATAGAGGCGGCCGATGACGCCCAGCAGGTCCGGACGCGCGGCGATCGCGGCGCCGGCGCGGCCCAGGACGTCGCCGATATCGCCGAGCTTCAGGGTCCGCTGGACGCCATCCTCGCAATCCCATTCCAGCCACAGGCACCCGTCGCCATAGGTGAATCGCCAGCAATCGCCCTGGGCCTGATCGTCCGTCGCCATGCGCGCCTCCACGCCGGACAACGCCGCCGGCGCGCGCCGGGTCCGCAGCTTGCGCCCGTTCGCGCTTCGTTCCATTTTCCGCGCATGGCGCGATTCTCGTCCGAGCAGCTCAGGGACAAAGCGCTCCAGGCGCTCGAGGAGGCCTATCTCGCCTGCCGGGACGGGCCGGTGGCGCCGACCGCGGCGCTGCGCTTCGCCTTGGCCTGGCTCGGCAACGAGGCGGAGGACCGCGCCCCGTTCGACGAATTCTGGAAGGTCGTCACCGGCGGCGGCGACAAGGGCGTCAATCCGACGATCGTCGACCTGATGCGCTCCTCCAACGCCGACGGCGCGCTGCGCGCCATCTACCGGGCCAGCGCGCTCGAGCGGCCGATGTCCGGGCCGGGAGCCTGATCAACCTGGTGCGCCCGGCAGGACTCGAACCTGCGGCCTCGAGGTTCGGAACCTCGCGCTCTATCCGGCTGAGCTACGGGCGCTCATAGCAAGAGGGCCGACCTTTCGGCCGACCCTCCATCCCACCAGGGAACGTGCGAAACCTCCGCCGTGCGGCAGAAGGTTTCGCATAGAATTTCGCGTGCCTCAAGTGGGGGTACGGTTCGGGGTATCGGCCGCCGCGGCATGTGCAATTTAGCGCACTTTTCCGCCATTTTGCGCAACCATCGCGGCGGAGGACGTCTCCGCCGCGATCGCGCACCATGTTGCACCAATTTGCACCATGGCGATACAGATTCAGCCGACGATCGGCGGATCTCTCATCGCCCAGGGCGGCCCAGGCCGGTGGACCTTCGTTTCGCCTGTCTGTGGGCTGATGATCAGGACGAGGTTCTCCGGCGCGATCCACTGGCGCGACAGGACGAACGAGACGAACTCTTCCTCCTCTCCGAAATAGTTGAAGCCGGCCGCCCAAGCTTCGAACTCCGGATGTTTTCTGCCCCCGGCGTGGTTTGAGACGTCGAGTAGCTGCTCGCCAGGCCGCCTGTCTCCGACCCAATCGTGAACCTCGCGAAGCGGAGAATCGGCCCAGTCCAAGGCGCCGACGATCAGCATGACGCCGGTGACGACGCTCATTCCTCAGCCTCCTCGACCGTGTAGCGGTACCGACAAAGCCCGAGATCCGTGGAATGCCCGGCGAGGCGCTCCGTCTGAACGGTCGCGACTGTTTTGCCGAAGGCGTCGACGAGGGCCGAAGTGCCGTCAGGTTGATCGACGCGCTTCAGCCACCCGAGATCGTGCACTTTCTTCGTCATCGCGAGAACCATAATGCTGACCAACGCGACCGTGAAGGCCGCGGCCGCGGCCGCGCGCCCCTATAAGCTGGCCGACGCCGGCGGGCTCTATCTCCTCGTCCGGCCGAACGGCTCGCGCTGCTTCCGGATGAAATATCGCTTCGGCCGGAAGGAGAAGCTGCTCACCTTCGGCGCCTGGCCCGAGCTGCAGCTCGGCGAGGCGCGGGCCCTGCGCGATCGCGCGCGCGAGCAGCTGCGCCGGAATATAGATCCGTCGATATCGACGTCGCCGGCGAGCTCGGCTGGCGAGAGCTTCGAGCAGCTCGGCCGGCGCTGGCATGCGGAGCAGCTCGCGCACTGGTCGCCGGTGCACGCGGCCGACGTCCTCGACAGCCTCGAGCGCGACGTCTTCCCGGCGATCGGCGCCAAGGCGCCGGCGGCGATCAAGTCGCGCGACGTGCTCGATCTGCTCCGCGCGGTCGAGCGCCGCGGCTGTCTCGAGACGGCGCGGCGGCTGCGCGAGCGGATCTCCGGCATCTTCCGCCTCGGCATCCACGACGAGCTTTGCGAAGCGGACCCGGCGGCGATGGTCGCCGATCGCATGGGCCCGCGTCCGCTGACCAGGCCGCAGCCGGCGCTGACCGATATCGGCGCCGCGCGCGTGCTGCTCGCGGCGGCCGCCGCGGCGCCCGGCGCGCCGATCGTCAAGCTCGCCTCGCGCTTCCTGGCACTGACCGCGGTGCGCATGGCCGCGCTCCGCGGCGCTGGCTGGCACGAGCTCGAGGAGCTGGACGGGCCTGCGCCGATCTGGCGCATTCCACCGGCGCGGATGAAGCTCACCAAGGTGAGAAAGGGAGATCCCGCGGCCGGGCATGTCGTGCCGCTGTCGCGCCAGGCCGTCGACGTCCTGAGACTGCTCTGGCCGCTTTCGGGCGCCAATGGCTGGCTCTTCCCGGGCCGGACCGGCTTCCCGATCGGCGAGGGCGCGATCGGCGAGCTCTACCGGCGCGCCGGCTATGCCGGCCGGCACGTCCCGCACGGCTGGCGCGCCAGCTTCTCCACGATCATGAACGAGCATTATCCCGACGATCGGCAGCTGATCGACCAGGCGCTCGGCCACAAAGCGGGGAAAAGCAGGGTCGAGGCCGCCTACAACCGGGCCCGGCACGATGCGCGCATGCGCGGCCTCATGCAGCGCTGGGCCGATCTCCTCGAGCCGCGCCTGAAGGCGTTGCCGGCGCCGCCGGCCTTCGCGGAAGAAAACCGCGAGAAAATGCACCCTTGACGATCGGCGCGCAGGCTTCCGGCGGCCGAGGAAGGGCGGCACGGTTCTTGCCGCTCTCCCTCCGGAGAGCCCAAGCCGGCGCAGCCGGCGCCTGCTGAGGTGCCGTTCGTTAGGTTTTTGACCGTAATATTCGGGGTAGGAGAGGGGTTCCGACCCCATAAACGGCGCCGCGCGTAGCGCGTCCGCTTATATTTTCCCCTGCGCCCCCGGATTCACTGCCCCCGAGTCAGTCGCGCCTCTGGCAAAGGAGGCACGCGACCGCTCCTCGGCCCGCCGGCGCATGGCTGCTGCCGTGTCCGGTGGCAGGAGGGTCTCCAGGGTTGGGGGCGGCGCACGGCCGTGCTCCATGCTGCTGAGTCCGGCCGAACGCGCGGCGACCGCGGCGGCCTGGACCTCGTCGCGATCGAGCGCGGCAGGCGGCGGCGCGCCGCGGATCAGGCGATAGAGGCCGGCGGCGCGCTTCTTCAGCGGAAACCAATAGGCGCTGCTGATCTGACAATCCTGCGGCCCCGCGCCTTCGAGGCCGGTGCGCATCGTCCGCCTGATCCAGTCGATGAAGCCGTGCTCCTTCAGCGCCTTGAGCGCCCGGAAGACCGTGCGCACCGAGACGCACGCCTCTTCCGCGATCCGCGCCGTGGCCGGATCGAGGCGCCCCGAGATCCGGTTGGTGAGATCCAGCATCGTTTCGAGAACGCGGATGCCAGTGAGGCCGAGGAGGCCGACGCGCCGGCCGCTCTTCAGCTTGGTGTCGTTGTCGAACTTCTTGGCGGCGGCCAGGAGCGCGCCCTTGAACCGGCGCACCTCCCGCTCATCCTGCCCAAGGGGCCGCCAGATGAGGTGCTCGCGCTCGCCAAGGCGATAGCTGCGCGACCAGATCGGAATGCCGCTGCGAACCTGCTCGAACGGCAGCGGGAGCTGTCGGACCCGCCGCGCTGCGGCTCGGGCGAAGCCGGGAAGCGCGAGATCGTGCGCGCTCATGGCCGCACCCCCGTTCCGGGCGTCTGGTTCTGGAGCGCCCCGCAATTCAGGCAGTAGTCCGAGCCGTGCTGCAGGGCGCGGCACCTCCAGCAATAGCTCGCGGCGCTAACCTGGATTAGCGCCGCGGCCCCTCGAGCAACGCCTCCGCTGGCGGGAACCCCTCGAGCAGCATGTCCGCCCATTCCTGCGCGATCTCGCGCCGGCGCGGCATGTAGGCGGCGCGGTTGTAGATCGGCTCCACGCCGGCCTGCGCATGCGCGAGCATGAGATCGATCACCTGGCGATCGCCCGGGCGATCGCGGACGGCCGCGAGCTCGTTCATGATCGTCGAGAAGGTCGACCGCCAGCCGTGGGGGACATGCCGGCCGCGCCATTCGGTAAGCCGCTTGTAGGCGTAGCTCAGCGCGTTCTCGCTGATCGGCCGGCGCGGAAAGCGGACCTGCGGAAAGAGCCAAAGCGAGCCGCCGGCGAGGCGCTGCGCCACCCGGACGACGTCGGCCGCCTGCGCCGACAGCGGCACCAGGAAATCGAACGCCGGATCCTCGCTTTCCGCGAGCTCGAGCTTCATGCGCGCCGCCGGCACCGTCCAGAGCGGCGCCTTGCCGCCCAGGCCGGTGAATTCGGCCTCCCTGGGCGTGAACCGGATCACCCCTGGCCTGACCACGGTCAGCGCCAGCAGCCGCGAGGCGAGCTTCGTGACCGGATGCGCCGGCATGGCCTCGATGTCGCGCAGGAAGGCGCGGGCCTGGTGCAGCGTTTCGAGCGCCGGCATGCGGCCCTTGCGGACCGGCTGTAGCGCCTTCGCCACCGCGCCGGCCGGGTCGCTCTCCGCCAGCTCCTCCGCGATCGCCATTGCGAAGACGGCCGAAAGCCGCCCGCGCACCCGATGCGCCGTCTCGATCGCGCCGCGGTCCTCGATCGCCTTCAGCACCGCCCGGACATGGCGCGGGCGCACCGCGGCGATCGGCAACTCGCCGAACCTCCCCTCCCAAAGCCACGCCGCCGAGCGCGCCGGGAAAACCCATTCGGCCAGGCTGTGCAGCACATCCGCCGCATGTTTCGACTTCCAGAGCGCCGCCTGGGCCGCGTGCCAGCGCCGGCCGACCTTCTCCACCGTCTCGCCGGCGATCGCCGCGGCCGTCGCCGCTTCGCGCCGGCGCGCGCCCGGGTCGATGCCCTGGCGCAGCAGCTGCCGCCCGTCGTCCCGGAGATCGCGCGCCTGCTTCAGGCCGACCTCCGGATAGGGGCCGAAGACCAGGCGCTTCTCCTTGCCGGCGAAGCGATACTTCCAGCGCCAGGAGCGGTAGCCGGTCCCTGAGACGAAGAGGTAGAGGCCCTTCGAGTCGGCGAGCTTGTACGCCTTCTCCCGCGGCCGCGCCGATCGGCACTGCGGCTCGGTCAGCACCCGGTGCCCCCATCGCGGCGAAGCGCTGTCCCCAAAGTGCCCCCGTAAAGGCCTGGAACGGCTTGGAACGATTCCGACCGTCCAGGACTAACGATCGGCCCGCTCCCCTCGAAAGACAAGGGTTTTCTGGACTGCTTTGGAACGTTTCGGAATGGAAGGTGGCTCCCCGGGACCCTGTCGAACCGATCATGCTAAGCTCCCTGATTCTGTTGTGCTTTGAGGTTGAGGTGATTGGGGCGGTGCCCCCGTGGATGGCCCCGCGGCGCCGTCAGGCGCGGCTTTCGGCGCGGGGCTGCTTCGCCTTCCAGGCGAGGATTTCGCGCTCTTCCCAGCGGACGGCCGCGCGGCCGTCGACGCGCCGCGGCCGCGGGAATTCGCCGGCGGCCATCTTCGCGTAGATGCTGCTCTTGCCGTAGCCGGTCAGCTGCTCGACTTCACGGCGGCGGAGGAAGCGGTCACTCATGCTTGTTTCCCGTCGTTGGATCGGATCGGAGAGGGCGCCAGGCGCCGCCGGGCGGCGGGCGCGGGCGCTGGTAAGGCCGGACGGTCGCATCGCTCGGCCGGTCGGCTCGGACGGAGCGGCAGATGCCGTGTCGGCAATAGATCCGCGATCCCTCCTCCACGCGTTCGCACCGGCAGTCCGCCCAGCGACTGGGGGTGCCCGAGCTCGGCGGCGTCTTCCGGGTTGAGGTAGACCTGCAGGCCGGGCAGGCCCTTCATGATCAGGTCGAACTCGGCCTTGGTGCCGTGCGCCTTCACATATTTGCCGAAGGCGCCGGTGTCGGACGGCGAAATCAGCTGGTGGGCGAAGATCGTCTTGACCTGGCTGAAGGCGGCGTTGGCGACGTCGGCCAGGCGCTGGGTGATCAGTGAGAGGACGTAGCCGTCGGTGCGGCCGCGCTTCGCGATCCAGATCATGTCCTCGGCGACCTGGGCGTGGGCGCCGTCGCGAAGGTTGCCCTTCTCCGGCACATATTCGTCCGCCTCATCGCAGACGAGCTGGAAGTGGCCGGCCGGCTTCTCGCGAATCGCGGCGATGAAGTCGGCCATGAAGGCGCGCTGGCCGGCGCCGTCGCGCAGCGCGGAAAGGTCGACGATCGCCGAGATGCCGTCGCCCACGAGCTTGCCGATCGCGCGGCCGTCGCCGGCGGCGATCGCAACGTCGCCGCGGCGGCCGCCGAAGATCGGGATGTCGAAGCCGGGACCGGTGCCGGCGCGATCGGAGCGCAGGCCGTACCAGATGCCGGTGATGTCGACGATCGCGGTGTGGCGCTTCTCGTGGAGCAGCTTCTCGACGTCGACGCGCGCCGTCGTGCTCTTACCGCTGCCGCTTGTGCCGATATAGCCGCGATGCTCGTCGAGATAGGCGGCGTCGCTCATGCGAAGGCCCCCATGCCGAGCGGGGCGCGGCTGTGCCGGCAGCCATAATCGGCGCGGACGCCGCAGCGGGGGCAGGGGTCGCGGGGCGCGATCCGCGGCGGAATGCTGGCCGCCGGCGGGCCGCGGTGGGCGACGTGGAACGGCGGCCGTGGGTCGCCGCTCTTCTGGAAATTGTTGATCGGCGGCGGCGGGACCGGGTCGCCGCGGAGCAGCGCCTCGACCCGGGCGATGGTATGCGGCTTGGGCAGGCGGGCGATGCCGAGCTGGTAGATCCAGGTCTGCGCGTGCTTGCTGACCGGCGCGAGGAAGGCCACCAGCGGGACGCCCGCCTCCGCCGCCGCGGTCCGGACGATCGCCGCGACCTCCCTGCCGGAAGCGCCCTCGGGAATGCGGGGCGCCGGCTCAACCATGATGGTGGACCTTCAGGAAGGTGGCGTTCGCGCCGAGGGCGGCTTCGAGCGCGTCGACCTTGTCCTCGGCCTCGGCGAGCGCGCGGCGCAGTCGGACGATGCGCGCCGCCTGAATCAGGGCGATCGCGAAGAAAGTCAGGCTCGCCAGACCAGCGCCGATCGCCGCCATGCGCCAGGCGAGGAGGGACAGGTCGCTCATGCGCCGAGTGTCCTCTCCAGGCTGCGGACGTCGCGGCCGAGCTCGGCGTCGGCCGAGCACAGCCTTTCGATCTGCCGGCAGGCGTGGATGACTGTGGTGTGGTCGCGCCCGCCGAACCGCCGGCCAATCTCGGGCAGCGAGCGCGGTGTGAGGCGCTTCGAGAGATACATGGCCACCTGTCGCGGGCGGGCGACTTCGCGGGATCGGCGGGCCGACACCATTTCCTCGGGCCGGATGCGGTAATAGCGGGAGACTTCGGCCTGGATCTCCGCGATCGAGAGGAGGGGCCGGTTCGCGCGGAGCAGTCCGCCGAGCACCTCCTCGACGAACCCCTCGTCGATCGGACGCCGCGCGGCGAATGCATAGGTGACCAGCCTGGTGAAGGCGCCCCGCAGGATCCGGATGTTCGGCGGGAATCGACTGGCGAGCAACCACAGCACGTCGGCTGGCAAAACGGGGCACGGCGCGGCTCCGGCGAGATCTTGTAGGATCGCCATGCGCAGCTCGAGATCCGGGGCGTTGAGGTCTGCGACGAGGCCGGCGCCGGCCAGCGACACAAGGCGCGGCCCGAACCCCTCAAGATCATGGGGCGGCCGGTCGGCAGCGATGGCGACGCGACCGCCGAGCGCGAGACCGGCCCCAATCGCATGCTCGACCAGCTCCTGCGCTTCCGGCTGCTGTGCGAGCAGATGCAGGTCGTCGACCAGGAGGAGCTCGGCCTCGCTGAGCAGGCGACGGAGATCGATCGCCTCGCCGGCGCGACGGGCCGCCGCATGCTCCGCAAGGAGCCAGTCCGCCGGCGCCCAGAGCCTGCGCCCGGACGGCCAAGCCCGCGCATGTTCCGCCTCGATCGCGCGCATTAGGTGCGTCTTGCCGATGCCGCAGCCTCCGCAGAGGTAGAGTGGGTTGAAGGCCGGCGCCGCAGCCGTCGCGAAGGTGCGGCCGGCAGTGGCCGCCAGCTCGTTGGCCTTGCCGACCATGAAGCTGGCGAAGTCGAGGCTCCGAACCATCAATGCCTCCTAAACAGAATCGAGCGCTGCGAATGGACGCAGAGCATGCAGGTCGCGCAGCACTCGCTGGCGCCGGTCTGGGCGGGGCAGGGGACGGCCTCGGAATCGCCGTCGCCTATGCGTGAGGCGAAGCGCCCCCCCCCAAGGCCGGAGAAGCGAAGGGCGAACCGCTCCCATTGCCGCGTTGCTAGGTCGAACAGCGCTTCGCCCATGCCGGCGTCGGCCGGATCGTGCGCGGTGAAGCCGAAGACGTGAAGCGCCGGGAAGGCGGCCAGGGCCTCGCGCCAGAGCTTCACGTAGGCGGCCGAGTAGAAGTCGCCGAGGACGTGCAGGCGGACCAGGAAGCCGCGCGGATATTCCGCGTCGAGGTCCGCGAGCTCCTGCCACAAGGCGGCTTCGAGCGCTTCGCCGGCGACGATGCGCTCGGCGGCATGCATGTTGTTCCCGTAGCAGATGCCCCAGGCCCGGCAGGTCCGCGGGCAGGTCGCGCGCTCCTCGAGCGTCAGGGTGAAGATCGGCCAGCCGCGGCGCGGGCCCTTCATCACGGCCTTGCCGATCTTCCGGCTTTGGTGGCCGGTCTTCAGAACCCGCTGGACCTCGTCCGGATCGAAGACGCGCGAGGTGAAGATCGAGCGGCCGCTGCGATAGGCGGGGTGCAGCGCGGAGATGCTCACCGCACGCCCGGACGAGGGCGTCGACAGTCTCCGCAGGCTGGTGGAGTGCTTCGACGGCGACGCTCTCATGCCGCCTCCTCCAGCGCTTCGGAAGCGCACTCGGCCCAGGCCGCGGCGAAGACGTCGATCGCCGCCGCGCGGCGACCGCCTTGCTCGCCGGTGCCCACGTTCGCCGCCTGGATGTCCCTCACCCATTCCTCCTGCGCGGCGCCGCCGACCATCTCGCAGAGCAGGATGAAGCGCTCGCCGGCGGCGAAGTCGTGATCCTCGCTCAGCTCGGCCGCGACGATCTCCGCGATGCCCGGGAACAGGGTGCCGCTGTAGCGCAAGACCTGGTTTGGATAGGATGTCGCGAGCACCGCGAGCGACGCCCCGAGGGCCTGCCTCCCATGGGACTTGAGGCAGGCAGTGAGACCGCCGACGTTCGAGACCGAGCCCGCGCCACAGCTCACAAGGTTGGTCGATGAGGCGAGCTTCAGGCCGGCGCCTTCGATCGCCGCCATGACCTGGCGCGCCTCCTCGTCGCCGGCGGCAAGCGCGGCTTTGAAGATCTGCAGCTTGTTGAGCGGGCGGCGCTGCTGGTTGAGCGCGACGAAATGGGCGGCTTCCTCCGCCGCGCCGGCGAAGGCTGCGACGACGCAGGGCAGCTGCCAGATGTCGCCGCGAAGACGCGCCGCGGCGAGCCGGTGCTGGCCGTCGACCACGTACAGGCCGCCGTCGGAGCGCCGCGCTACGTAGAGCGGCTGGCAGAGCCCCCAGTCCCAGAATTGCGCGATGCGCCGAATCAAGGACTGGCTTGGGCCCGAGTCCAGGCCGCGCTGATAGACGGGGTCGATCTGCAGCTGCTCCGGCGAGCAATATTGCAGGACGGGCAGCTCGCCGACCGGCGGGTTTACCTTGAGGCGGGAGGTGGCGGGCCGGCTCATGCGACGTTCCTCCAGGCGAAGGGGCACAGGGAATCGGAGCAGCAGCCGACGACGGGATCGCAGGCCGAGCGCGCGCAGCGGCCGCACATCGCCACCGCCGGCGTGCCGCGCCGATCGGCGCGAAGGAGGGGCAGGCGGGTCACCCCCCCCCCCCGATTCTGGAGCGCGGCGATCACGACACCGACTCCGCGACCTTCGCCTCGGCCTCGGCCTTTGCCGGCGGCGCTTCGGCGGCGAGCTTGCGGGCTTTCGCGACCCAGGAGTCGAGCAGGGCGAACTTGCCAGCGGTGCAGCTCACCTTGATGCCGGCGAGCTGGAGGTGGCGGGTTCCATAGCTCTCGCGGTACCGGGCGCCATGGTCGCGCTCGAGCTCGGCGATCAGCTCGCGCGCGAAACGTTGGGCGGCTGCGATGCCGTCGATGCCCCTCAGCCCCGGGCGGGCGGAAATGCGCGCTTCGATCATCTCCGCCAGTTTCGCGACCGGCTCTTCGATCGGCTCGTCGTCGGGCCCGGGCGCCACCTTCGTCGCCGCGGCGTCGGCGGCCGCGGCGCGGGACTCGCGGTCGGCGATCTCCCATTCGGCGGCGTCGCGCTTCGCGAGGACGTCGGCGGCGGGTATGCGCACGAGGAGGGCGATGACGAAGTCGCCCGATTCCTCGTCGACGTGGAGCGCGTCGATGCCGTTGACCCGCTTCGGCCAGTGGGTGCGACCTTCGAGCGGGGTGCCGGCGATCGGCGGCATGGCGAGGCGGGCTGCGGTCAGCTCGACCTGCAGCTTGCGCACTCGTTCGCGGTGGAGCGTCTCGGTGTCGACGCTGCCGGCGGCGGCGCGGGCCCGGGTCTCGTCCACCGTCTCCACCGGGGCGAAGGCGAAGTCCATTGCCTGCAGGCCGGAGCCGTCCGGCTTCAGCTCGTACCAGAGCGTCGCCGACGGCTTCTCGGCCGCCTCGAGCTTGCCGACGAAGACTTGTTGCGTGCCCCTGGGCCTGCCGGCGGGCTCGGCGAAGGAATCGCCGCGGACCTGCCAGGGCTTGACGGCGCCGCCGGCCCAGCCGTCCTGGGCGGCGAGCGCGCGCGCTTCCCGCGCGGCCTTCGCCTCGACCAGGCGATCGACGATCGAGGGATCGAGGATCTCCTCGCGCTCCTCGCCGCCCATGAAGAGATCGGTGCCAACGCGGCCGCCGGCGACGAGATAGGCGTCGAGCCCGATGTAGAGCACCGCCTTGTGGTCGACCGGATAGGTGCGGCGCTTGATCGCGTCGCGGATCGCGGGGATGCCGTGGCGCCAGCCCTCGGGCTTCTTCTCCTCGGCCGCGAAGACGTTGAGCTGCTGCTCATGATCCGGATGCCCGGCATAGGCCTTGGCGGCGTCCAGCGAGATGGTGCCGGCGCGGAGCGCGTCGAGGATCTCGGGGGCGAGGGCGGCGAGGCGGAGGCGCTGCTCGACGTGGCGGACGGTGACGCCGCGGCGGCGGGCGCATTGGGCGATGCGCTCGGCCGGATCGGCCATGCCGTCGGCCTCGTAGCCGGCGATGATCCGCGCATAGGCGGTGAATTCGTCGGCCGGGTTGAGCGCGATCTTCTGGATGTTCTCGTCCAGGCTCGCCTCGGCCGCCTCCTCGCGCGGCACGATCTTGACCGGGACCGGCCAATCGCCCGGCAGGCGGCCCAGCTTCACGTTGCGCTTCAGCGCGAGGAAGCGGCGGCCGCCGGCGTCGACCTCGTGGATCCCGCGCAGCGTCGGCGACTTCGAGACGACGAGGTTCTGGTGCAGCCCGCGCTCGTGGATGTTGTCGGAGAGGCCGATCACATCCTCGTCGGGATAGGTCTTGCGGGCGTTGAGCTCGGAGAGGACGAGCTTGTTCAGCGGGATCGCCATGGTGATGCCCGGATCGGGCGGGGCGGCCTGCTTGTTTCGGGTGGCTTGGGCGTTCATGTGGGTTCTCCGATGTCAGCCTGACTGGTGTCGGATGGCGCCGCGCCTTCAGGCAAAGGCGTGGGCGCAGGGGTTGGGGCGTCAGCTGCGGCCGGCGCCCCGGCTTTCGGTGGGAAGTCGTAGCGAAGCAGCTGCAGCGCGGCGGCGAGCGAGGCCGATTGATAGGGGCTGCCGTCATTGTCGATGCAGTCGGCCAGGCCGTAGCGAAGGCCGAAGCGGGGCGCCTCGAGGTCCGCCTGCAGGATGACGCCGAGCGCGGCGATCGGCCGCGACTTCATGAAGGCGGCCGTGCTCGCCCCGATGATCCGATAGGCGAGCGCGTCGGAGCCGCCCTCGGCCTTCACCGCATTCCAGATCGCGATGCGGAGGCCGTCCTCGATCATGGCGCGGCGAGCTCCGGCTTGAGGTGCGCGCCGCCGCGGATGCCGCCGGCTTCGCGCCAGCGGTTCGCTTCGGCGGGGGAACCCCAGCAGCGCGACGGGGTGAAATTGTGCATGAAGAGCGCCAGCTCGCGGAGCGCGGGCAGCGAGACGTCGTCGGCGCGGCAAACGGCGCCGCGCAGATCGTTGTCGAACAGGGCCTGCAGGAACCGGCCCGTCTTCCCGCCCTCGATGACGTGGCGGACGATGCCGTCCCAAAGGTGCCCGGGCACGAGGTGCTTGCCAGCCTGGAGCTCGTCGTAGACGCGCTCGACGGCTGCCCCGTGGAGGCCGTGCGTGGTCATGGCCGCAGCTCCGCCGCCAGCTGCTCGACAGAGTCGCTCATCCGCGTCGGGAGCAGCCGCTCGGCATTGAGCGCGTCGACGATCTGCTTGCCGGTCCAGCCGAAGGCGTGGAAGCACCAAATCGGGATTGCCGGCGCCCCCATCAGCTCGGCCTTGTGGAAGGCTGCGAGATCGTGGAGGCGCAGGCCCGCCTCGCGGTTCCAGCCGTGCTGGTCCATACAGAGCCGCAAACCCTCGGCGAGGGTGAAGTTGCCGGTCGAATCGGCCCCGCACGCCATGCAGACCGAGCCATCGACCGCGATCTGGCTGCCCCTGCCGCGCGAGCGCGGCTCGAGGCGCTGATTGATCGTCAGCGCATCCTCCCCGCCGTGCCGACACTCGGCCGGCTGGCGGATCGGACGTCCCTGCCAGCTCTTGGCCCAGATCACGGTGAAGGCCGCCATCAGCCTTTCCTCCGGAGAGCCAGGCCCTCAAGGACGAAGCCGGCTCGATCGAGCGCGGCGACGCCGGCGTCGGCGACGTCCTTCGCCAGGTCGGTCGCCGAATTGTCGTATTGGTAGGAGCGCAGCGCCATCACGGCGGCCGCCAGCGCTTCGGCGACCGTGCTGTCGATCGGCCTGCGCGGGTCGCCGACGTCGTGCTGCGGCGGCTCGGTGACGCCCAGATAGACGACGGGGTGAACCTGGCCCTGGACGCCGAGCGCGATCGCGGCGCCGGCATTGAGCTTGGCGAGGTCCTCGGCTTCGGGCTGCCAGAGGCTTTCCATGTACGGGAGGCCGCCCTCGCCGGCGACTTCGGCGATCTCCAGCGTGCCGCATTCGCCGTGCGCGTCGGCGGACCAATCCGCCGGCGGCGCGAAGCGCCTGGTGGCGCTCGGGTGCGGGAGGATCCTCATGCGACCCTCGATCCGCTGTCGATCGAAGCGAGCAGCTCGGCGGCGTCGCGGCAGTCGCCCATGGTGAGCTGGCGCTTCGCCATGGCGCTGCCCTGGGTGATGACGTGCGCGTCGGGCGCGCCCGGGACGTGGAAGTCCGCGAAGGGCCGGAGGCGGTCGACGAGCGAGCGCTCGAGCAAGGTGAGGCCCCGCGCGGTCATGGCGCCACCCGCGGTGCGATCGTGATCTCGGCCGGGACATATTCGCCACCAGCCTTGAGCCGCTGCAGCTCGGCGATCGCCGCGCCGCGCCAATCTTCGGGGTGGGAGATCGCGAACGGGATCAGGAAGTGGAGCGCGGACCCGATTTCGCCCTCGTAGCGGCCCGGAACCTCGACACCGACCTCGCGGAGCGCCATCCACCACGGGTGCAGCAACTGCGGCGGCATGCCGAGAACCTGGGCGAGTGGCAGCGGAATGCGGTCGGGGTAGCGCTCGCCCATCACGCCAGCCCCAGCGCGGCTTTGTACGTCTCGAGGAGCGCCTCGGCCTCTTGCCGGTCGTGGGTCTCCATTTTGCGGAGGCGGACGATGGCGCGGATCGTTTTCGCGTCGTAGCCGCGGGACTTGGCCTCGGCGTAGACGTCGCGGACGTCGTCGGCGATCGCCTTCTTTTCCTCCTCGAGGCGCTCGATGCGCTCGATCAGGAGGCGCAGCTCGTCGGCGGCGATCGATCCTTCAGCCATTGAGGAGCTCCCCTTCCTTGCTCTGTTCGGCGGGTTGGCGCGGCGGGCGGCCGGTGCCGCCGCAGGCGGTGCAGGCCTTGAGCGGGTGATGATCGGGCTCGAAGGCGAAGCCGGCGCAGCGCGGGCATTTTGGAGCATCGGTCATGGCTCCGTGACTTCTGGTTGCGCGACGTCGACCGGCGGCTGCTCAAGCGCGCGATTCAGCTCGGCAACGGCCTTGCTAAGCACGTCGAAGAAGGGTCGAGGCACCAGTACGTTAGGCCCCGAGCCGCTCTCGACACTGCGCACGAACGACCGCGCGACGTCCCCGACCTTCGCCAGCGCCATCTCGAATTCGCGATCGGCCGCGGCGCTCATGACGGCAGCACCAGGGCGACGAGCGCGCGGCCGGGAATCGCGACCGTCACCAGCGCGATCGCGGCGATCGTCAGGCGGCGCGAGAGGATGCCGGCGCGGATCCGCGCGAGGCGGGCGCGGGCGGCGTGGCGGCGCTGCAGGCGGCGGGCGCCTTCGCGCATGAAGCCGAAATCATGCCGCATGCGCCCGCTCCTTGCTCGCCGACGGCGCGGCGCGGAGGATGCCGAGCTGCTCGCAGGCGGTGCAGAGCCCGGAATCGCGGGCGGACCAGGCGCAGGCGCGCTCGGCCTCGCCGCGATCGCGGACCGGCTCGATGCAGGCGTCGTGCTGGCTGCAGCCGCAGCCGCGGCAGATGCGCGGCGGTCGGCCGATCCAGCCGCCGGGATCGTCGTGGTGGGCCAGGAGTAGCCAATAGATGCCCGGCACGAAGGAGAAGACGGTGCCCAGCTTGTCGACCAGGCTTGGGCAGGCGGGGCGATGGAGGGCGTCCTCCTCGAGCAGCATGATCCGGTTGCGCAGATCGGCGCGGTCCTCGGCGGCGCTGCGGCGGGTCGCCGGGACCAGCGCGAGGACGACGTGCTGGATGGTGAGGGCGGCCGCCTCGCGGCGGAGCTTCAGGTAACTGCCCGGGGTCAGCGCCTCGGGCGCGCTGCCGAGGTCGGGCGGGGCGGCGTGGATCTCGGACATGGCGCTTTCTCCAGGCAACAGAAAGGCCGCGCCGCGGATGGGGGTCGCGGCTGGCGGAGGCTTCGGGACGGGTCGGAAGGACGGGAATCGGTAAGGGGAAGCTCAGCTCGCGCCAACGCGCTCGGGCGGCGCCACCTCCGGGGCGCGGTGGCGGAGGGCGTGGACCTTGGTGAGCACGGCTTCCTCGGCCGCGATCGATTCCTCGAGGCGGAGCTCGGCGGCGGCGAGCTGGGCGTCGCTGGAGCCCGGCAGGGCGGCCAAGATCCCGGCCTGGATCGCCTCGCCGTCCTTGCGGGCGACGTCGGCCATGCCGGCGGCGAGCGCGGCGCGATCGGCGACCGCCTCGGCGCAATCGATGCCGTGGCGGTGCTGGTAGACCTGGAGCAGGGGCGCGCCCTCGCCGCCGGCGGCGTGGAAGGCGACGTCGAGCGCGAGCGCGGCGGCGAGGGTGATCCCGGCCGACGTGTCCGGATCTGACCAATTGCGCACCGCGCTTTCGGACTTGCCGGTGATCCGCGCGACCTCGACCCAGCCGATCAGATCGGCGACGCGGAGCAGGCCGCGCTCGAAGGTGAGGGCATCGCGGCGCTTGGTCATGGCCGGCGCCTCAGGAAGTAAAACCAGAGGATAGCGAGGATGAGGACGGCGGCGCCGCCTGAGTGCTGATGGCTCATGGCCGGCGTCGCATCGATGCGCCCCAGCCCATGCCGACGAGGAAGGCGACCATCACAACCAGCAGCCAGCCGATCGCCGAGGCGGCGGCGGGGGTCATGGCCGCGCCTCCGGTGAGGAATCGGCCGCCGGGTCCGCGGCGCGTTGGCCCGCGTCGCGGAGAGAGGGTCCCGGCGGCCGTTCCCCGGCCGACTCCCTGGCGTCCGCAACCACGGCGCCCGGAAGACCGGGGGAATTGTCGAGCAAGGTCTTGAGCTGGTAGAGTGAAGCGTGCTCCTGGCGCCCGAACGCGCCGGCCTCATATTGAGCGCGGAAGGCGTCGACGACGGCCCGGGCGGCGAGCGTGAGGTCGCGGAGGAGGACGGCCTGGCCGAAGCGCGAGGCGGGGCCCTGGAAGGCCGGATCGCTGCGCCGGCTCGACAGGACGCCCTCGCCGCTCACCTGACCGCAGGGCCCAATTGGGAAACCGGGCGCCGATTCCGATCGGGAACCGGCGCCCGACCCGCTATTGACGAGCCGGGGGCGGCAAGGCGGTCAGGCTCGTCGGTGCGCCCAGCGGGGGCTCGGACAGGGAGATCGGGCTGGGGCGCGGGATGGTTTGGATCGGGGTAGAGATCGGGGCGAAGCGCATGGCGGCTGATCCCGGTCGCCTCCTCGACCTTGAGCACATGCTCGGCGGGCAGATGCTTGCTCTCCTTCAGCCAGCCGGAGACCGCTGGCTGGGTGACGCCGAGCAGGCGCGACATGGCGGATTGCGAGCCGATGCGATCCACCGCATGGCGTAGCGCCTCGGCGGGCGTCGGGGCGGCAGGCTCAGCCATGGATCGACGGCCTCGCCCAGCGCAGGCGATCGGCGGTGACCTCGCGCAAATGCGCCATCAGCAAGCCACGCTGGCGCGCAGTCAGGAGATGGAGGAGCTGCGGGAGATTGCCGGTCAAGGCGGCGCGCGCGCGGGCGAACGCGACGTCGCGGGGATCGCGAAGGAGGCTGAGCGGGATGGCCGTGCGGGGAGGGCCGCGGAGCTCGTCGGCGAAGAGGAAATAGTCCTCGCTGTCCTCGGCGAAGCCAGGGGCGCCGAGCAGCTCGTCGAGCCCGAGCGTATCCTGCGGGCAGTGGGCGACGATGAAGGCGGTCTCCTTTCGGACGTCCTTGAGCGTGGTCGGAAGGGGCTCAGGCGGCGCCGGGGAGACTGCCTTGGCGGCAACGATCGCCGACTCGATCATGTCGCGGCCTTCCCTGGTCAGGCCGGGCGGCAGCTCGATGGTCTGATTCGCGTCCATACGACTCGGCTATCAGAGTTCTTTGGGATGGTCAAGCAGGACTCTTGCATGGCGGTCTATAAGTTCGCTTTTAGGCTGGGCTGCCTGATGAGCGTCGGCAGCCGCATCCAAGAACGTCTCGAGACCACGGGCCTAAGCCAGTCCGAACT